AATTGGTTTTACAACCACTGCCAGCAAGCCAAAACCGACCGCCACATGCGGTTCATTTTCGTCGGCTTCTGGGCCAATCCGACCTACTCGATTGACAAATCCGATCCCGACTACAAGGTCTATTGGGACGGCAGGCTGGACGATGAGGAGTTAATCAGGGCGCGTGACGTGCGCGCCCGCTACAACATCATCGTCAAACCGGAGCAAGTGGCGTGGTGGCGACGCGAGGCGGAGTTCCGCGCGGAAGAATACATGTTGAGGCACTACCCGTGGAACGAGAGGGAATGTTTTATCGCATCGGGGTCGAGTTTCTTCCCCGCTGCACGCACCCTCGAACTGGCGGAGAGCCTAGCGGAGGGACCACCGTACAAGGGCTATCGGTATCGCTTCGAGGATGCCTTCCTTGGCTCGTCGATCGAGCAGACGACGAACAAAGACGAAGTGCAGCTAAGGGTGTGGGAGCCGCCGGAACCGGCGGGCGTGTACGTCATCGGCGGCGATCCGTCGGGGGGCGGCGGGGGGGACGCTAACGACCACTCGCTGCAAGTCCTGCGCTGCTACGCCGACAGATTGGTTCAAGTCGCAGAGTTCCAATCGAACAAGCCGCTGACCTATCAGTTCGCGTGGGTGCTGTGCCATCTGTGCGGCGCCTACCGCGATCATCTGGCGAACGTCGAAGTGAGCGGCGTCGGCGCCGCCGTCATCCCCGAAGTGCGCAACCTCCGCCAGCTCGCGCAGCGCGGCATCATCCAAGCCGAGCAAGGCAGCGACAGCATCCTCAACATGGTTGGGGCCGTCCGTTGGTTTCTCTACAAGCGCGCCGACACGCTGGGCGGGGCGGGCAACGTCATCAACTGGAAAACCAATCAGGACAACAAGCAGGCGATCTATAGCGCGCTGCGCGACAGCCTCATGCTGCGCACCATCGAGCTGCGGTCGATCCGGCTCGTCAAGCAGTTGCAGGCGATCGTCGAAGACGAGGGCTGGTTAGGGGCCGGGCCTGACACCGGCGAGAACGACGATCTTGTGAGCGCCGTCACGCTGGCGCATCATACGTGGATCGAGTGGCGGCGGCCGGGCCTGATCGCCCGCAATCTGACGTGGGACAGCGTTAAGGGCGAGCCGCCGCCGCAGAACATGGGGACCGTGCTATCGTTCGCGTTCAGCGAACACATCCGGGCGATCAACGCGCGGTCGACCCGGCGGAAAGAGGTTTTCTGATCGAAATGGTCCGTGCGCTGGAGCGTTTGGCGCGCGGCCACGGGTTAGCCACAACCGCGCACTTTCTGCGCATGGCGAATGGAGGACCGATGCCCACCGAACAGTACGTGGCCAGCGAGAGCAACGATCGCACCGCCAACAACGCCGTGCGACATCAATACCGCGTTCTGACCGAGGAAGAAAAAAAGGCGATGGTGGCGGTCAAGGATGGCGGCGTCGCCATGCTTCGGACGCTCGACATGTATTGCCAGCCCGGTCGCGAACTCTCGCTCGCCAAGACCCGAGTGGAAGAAGCTGTCATGTGGGCCGTCAAGGGGCTCACCGCATAGGAGGACGAGATGGCAACGCAACCGAAGCCGAAACCAAAGCCCGAGCCACCCGAACCCAAGCCCGAAGATGACGACGCCGCCGTCGGTCCCGAGCCCGCCGAGGGTCAACCTCCGGGCGCTTCTCTGCTTGATCGCGTCGACGCCCTGTTCACCAGCCACGTCGCTTTGATCGAGCGCGTCGAGAAGCTTGAGGAGCGCGTCGCCGCGCCGCCGGTTGGGATTGGCCGACGACCGTGAGAAGCCCTCTCGGCATTGTCGTCGTCATCCTGCTGATCCTGATCCTGTTCGGGGGCTTCGCCGGGCCGCGCTTCAATCCGAGCTGGCAGTACGGCTACGGCTACGGCAACAGCGGCTTGGGGATCGTCGGCGTGATCCTCGTCGTGTTCCTCCTCCTCTGGTTGCTGGGCTTCGTTTGATGGGGCTCTGGCGTCTCATCGTTGCATGGTGGCACGCGCGGCAGCGGCGGATCGACCTCGACGTCCTGTGGCCGATCTGTCGACGCGAGGCGAACAACCTCGACCACGCCAAGGCGGCGTTTGCCGTCCACGCCTACCACGATCCAGCTTGGCTGGAACTGGGCGACGATCTGTTCCCCTTCATCGACAGGCTCACCTGATGCCGATCATGCGGACCTACATGTGCGGCGAGTGCAGCCACCGGATGGAAGTCACGCTGTCGGCCGACCAATGGGACGCCCCGCCGCCGTCGTGCGAGAGCTGCGACGCCCGCATGGGGCAGGAGTTCAAGGCGCCCGCGATCGGCGGCTCAGTCAGCATGAGAGCGCACCGCGTCGCCGAGGACATCATCGCCAACGACTACAACGTCGCCAACGTCACCTTCGACAACCGGCAGGGCGGCACGCCGAAGGTCCGCTACAAGGACCAATCCGCGACCGCGCTGCAGTCGACGTGGGGCGGGCAAATCCAAGGCGCACTCGAAACCGCCGTCTCGATCGGCAAGCAGAACCGGCGCGAGAATGGCGGCTTCGATGGGCTCGACATGCTCAAGGCGAACCTTGCCAGCGGGGCGCAACCGGACCTAATTGAGGCGAGTAGGCGGCGAGCCATCAAGGTCTGGTAGCGCATGGCGCTCAAAATCCCGAAACAATCCAGCGACCTCAAGCTCTGGATCAGGGAGATGATCGACCAGTGCATGGCGTCGTCCGAGGAGCGGGGCATGATCTATTCCCGCGCCGCTCAATATTATTACATGGGATCGACGGATAATAGGGCCGCGCTTTACAACAAAACCAAGCCCTTCATCGACAAGCTCGCCGGTTTCCTCATGCAGCCGACGGATGTCAGATTTCAATTGATCTACGACAGCGGCGAGGACGACAGCATCCTCGAACGCTCGCAGCTCGTGGCCGAAAAGCTGTCGATGGATTTCAGACAGACGGACGCGGACATCACCTTCGCCGAAGCCGTCGTCTGGTCGCTCGTCAACGGATGCCAAATCCTCAAGGTTCTGCCCGACGGCGACAGCGGCACCTTCAAGACCGCCCCCGTGCATCCGCAGAACTTCGGCGTGCTGTCCGAGACGACGCTCAACCTCGACGAGCAAGAGGCGTTTTGCCACGTCAGCTATCCGACCAAGTCGCGCCTGCGCACGATGCTGCTCGAACATCCGCGCTACAAAGAAATCATGGACAAGCTGGAAACCCAGCCGGGCCCGATGCGCGAGGAGGAGGAGCCGACCTATTTCCACCAAATGGTTGTGGGCGGACTGCAACCCTTGGGCGACGTTGGCGACGCCCCCAGTAGCGCTGCGGGTATCGTCAACGTCTTTCCCGTTCCCACCCCATGGCGCCCGCAGCGCTCGTTCGCGCCGACCGTCAAGCACTGCGAAGTGTGGATCAAGGACCGCGACCGGGACGAGGATTGGACGACGGTCCAAGTCATTTACGGCGCGGAGCCTATCATCATCGAAGGCGACGACACCCGGCGCAATCTGTCGCGCGTCCCCGGCAAATCGAGCTTCGTCAAGGTGCAGCCGCAGCCGACGCCCGGCTATTTCTGGGGCCGCTCGATGATCGCCGACGTTCAGATGCTGCAAGACATGCTGAACAAGCGGATGCGTGACATCAAAGTGATGTGGGATAGGAACGTCAATGCGCCCCAAGTATTCAGCGGGTTCAGCTCCGTCACCGAAGAACAATACTTTAAGATTGTCAACGAGGGAGGTTTCATTAACGATCCAAACCCTAACGCAAAGGCCACGAAACTACTGGACCCGCCGCCGGAAAACTACTTGGAAGAACTCGAATTTATTTTCAAACTGTTTGATGAAGCAAGCGGCTTTAGTCCGATCATGTCAGGATCAGGAGAGCCGGGCGTCCGGGCTGGCGTCCACGCTCAAACGCTGGTTAGAACTTCGTCCCCCCACCTCATCAAGCAAGCCGCGACGCTCGAACGGCAGCTCGCCGATTGTGGGTGGCTGGCGCTCCGCATCATGCAAGCCATGGACGCCCTCATCTACACCACCGCCGACACCCAAATCGAATTTCTCCTCTCCCAGCTTCCGGGCAATTTCCAAGTCCAAGTCGACAGCCACTCCGCGTCGCCCGCCTTCGCGGAGGACAATCGTCAAGTGGCTATTGCGCTCGCTAGAGCGGGAGCGATCGACGCCGAGGATTTGATCCACATGCTCCATCCGCCCGGCGCCGAGCTGTTGCTGTCGCGCCTGAAACAGCGGCAGAAAGCCCAAGCGGCGCAGGCGAAAGAGGACAAGACCGAGGATTTGATGAAGTCCGTTTTGGGGATCAAAGCTGGCGGCGGCGGCGGCTCGCGCAAGAAAGCTGGCGGCGGCGGCAAGGGTCAGACTTTGCAGTAATCCAATAATCGAGCTAGCTTCCCGCCGTCCCGGCCCCTACCCCCTAGGGGCGCAACCGCTACGGGATGACCGCCCTCGCTAGCAATTAGCCCCCGTCGCGGGGGCGGCCTTCGGGGATAGCAGATGGCGAACGGCGACGTAACTGACGACGATCCAGAGATGGGGCAAGGCGGGCCCCCGCCCGGCGGTGCGCCGCCCGGTCCTCCCACTGGCGGTCAGCCACCGGGCGACAGCGCGCCCATTCAGGGCGGAGGCGACTTGGCCGCCTTCGCGCGCTCGAAAATGGGCGCGCAAGTCTCGGCGCCCGGACCCGGCAATCAAGCCGACAGCATGAACCTTATCATCCAAGCGATCCAAACCTTGAAGCAGGCGGGGCTTGGATTGCAGCCGGGGAGCAAGCTCCACAGCGACGTGTTCCGCACCATCAGTCAGTTATCGCGCCACCTTGGCGGCGCGGGCGGCATGGGACCGGCCGTCGGCATTCAGAAGACGATGATCGGCGACCAACTCAAGCGCACCATTCAGAACGCGCTGCTGCAAAAAATCATGGGATCGGGCGGGCAAGGCCAGCCCGGCGGCGGACAGGGCGGCGCTCCGATGCCATCCACACCCCTACCGGGGAGTTGACCCTCGTGTTACGACAGCGCGCTCAATTTCGAGCAGAGGTCCGTGACATGAACAGATTTCTTTTGGCCGCCGCTGTCCTTGCGGCGACCGCCGTTCCCGCCGCTGCGACGCTGCAAATCGAAGTGTTCGACAACGGCAGTCTCATCGACAACGTCACCGGGATCACGACCGGCGCTGCTTCGCTCACCGCCAACGATGCGAATTTCGCCAACATCACCATCAACGCGCAGGGTAGCCCGATCCTGCCCAACGCCGACCTTTCCTCCGTGACGCTCGACGCAACTGCGGCGGTGGGCTTCAGCGGATCGCACGAGCTGACTATCGACGTCCTCCAGAGTGACATCGCTGGCCGTGGCAACACACTCAGCACCTTCACCGTCAACGGCTTGACCAACGATCCGGGTCCGACCACCGAGAGCACGTTCGCCGGCGGCGGGTTGCTTGCCTCGCATACCTTCCCCGCCGCTTTGCTCGATGGCTCTTTTGGGCCTGTGTCCGCTGCGGCTGGTGTGTTCACCACGGATGAGACGCAGTTCGCCATCGACTTCACGGCGCCAAGGCAGTCGTTCGGCGGTTCGGTCCAGTTGACGACCGGCGTGCCCGAGCCGTCGACATGGGCGATGTTGCTGGTCGGATTTGGCTTCATGGCGTGGGGCGCAATGACCCGCCGCAAGGTGCGCGAGCTGATTGCATAAGGGAGGCTCTAAGTGGCGAAGCATCCAGCGGCGGAACATCACAGCAGGGCGGCCGACAAGCACCGGGAAGCCGAGGAGGCGCACCGGAAGGCGCACGACGCGCATGAGCAGGGCGACCACGCCACCGCCGCCGAACACGCCGAGGAAGCGCATCGTCACGGAACGGAAGCCGTGCGGCACAGCGAGACGGCGCGCCTGCCCCGCCCATCGCGCACCGACCTTCCGCCGGAAGCAAGCGGGCTCGACCAAAACCCGCAACAGCCGCCGAACCGGCCGCAACGGTGAGTGTCATCCATATGGGTTGACAGTCTAACCTAGACTTGGAAAGAACTCTTGGTTTTCGCAGCGGGAATGGATCGAGCCGAAACAGCCGCCGAGCATATCGAGCGGCTGTCTATGCCCATTCCCGAGGCGGGCTGCTACGCATGGCTTGGCGCTCACAGTCGAGGCTATGCGAAGATGCAGGGCGGTGGTCGGAAAAGCGAGCGCGTCATTCGCGTGCTTTGCGAACCGATCCCGACAGGGCTAGAGGTTGACCACCGCTGTCACATGCGGTGGTGCGTCAATCGTGACCATCTGGACTTGACGACGCATCAAGTAAACATTCAGCGCCAACGCGCCCGAGCCGTCGCATTACGACAAACATGTGAGAAACACGGCGATGTTCTTAGGTCGTATGGTCGCATCAGAGTTTGCCGTACCTGTAAAACTGAGTATCTGAGGGGCTGGAGAGCGCGTCACAAAGAGGAGTTACAGTAATGGCACAGAATAGGTCATACGATCCTCCGATTACCTCTCCTCCTGAAACACCTCCACGCACCATATTACAGGTGGATACTCAAAGCGAGGTGTCAGAATGGGGCGCTATACCTGCGGTTGTTCCAAAACCGGAGGGCGGCGTCCCGTTGCAGCCGAACATCGTAGGCAAGGACAACAAGAGCTAGCCCATGCCCCGCACCATCTCGGACGAGGAATATAAATACTTACAAGATAAGAGGATGACGGCGGATTTCGTTGAAAGCATTTACAACGATCCGCAGTTGAACAAAGAAGCCAAAAGGCTGATTAAACGCAAGTACCCGAACCTCGCCATCCCCGACTTCGATCTGGAAACGAAGGTCGAGCAACGGTTCAGCGCAGAGGACGAGAAGAAACAGCGCGAGGCGGCCGAGGCGGCGGCGCGCGCCGACCGCGAGGCTTGGAACGCCAGCCGAACGCGGGTCCAGAAACAATACGGTTTCACCGACGAGGGAATGAAAGACCTCGAAAAGTGGATGCACGAAAAAGCCGTCGCCGATCACGAAGTGGCGGCCGAATACAGGGCGTCTAAGAACCCGCAGATGTCAGCTCCGACCCATGACAGCCAGTTCTGGCATCATGAAAAGGCCCCGGAGTTCGCTGAAATAGCCAAAGACCCGGAAGCGTGGGGACGCAGAGAAATCCTAGGCGCAATCCACCGTGACGAGGAGCGCGCCAGAGGGAGATAACCCATGCCTCTGCTTGGCGCAGGCATCATCCCGTCGGGACCGATCGGGCTGGAGCTGCAAGCGACCGTGCGACGTGTGTTCGCGCAAATGGTCGTCATCTTAATATACAAACAAAATCCGCTCCTCGCCCTCCTCCTGCGCAACGCCATCCGAGCCAGCGGCGGCGTGTCGCCGTACACGCAGCCGGTGCAGACCGGGCAATACGTCCAATCGAGCTGGATCGGGCCAGCCGGGCAGTTCAATCTGCCGCAGGACGTGGCCGCGACGGTCAATGCGGAATTTAACATGTGCGCGCTGGCCACGCCGGTCAGTTCGCTTGGCCTCGAACAGCTCGTGACGCAGGACGCGATCGCCGTCGCCTCGCGCCTCATGCTCAAGCTCAACGATCTGAAAAACTCGAGCTTGCAAGCCTTGACGACCGCGCTGTTCGGCCCGCCGATCGGCGTCAACGTCCTGCAAATGTTCTCGCTGCAAGACGCCTACGGCAACGCAACCACCGCGCCGACATACGGCGGGTTAAGCCGGGTCACTTATCCAGATTGGCAGGGGCTGGTCGTCGCTGGCGCTGGCGACATCCTGACCCGCGCCGCGTTCATCCCCAACATGCTCGCCGCCGTCAAAAACTCAGGCGGCGAAGCGTTGGATTTCATGGTTTGTTCGGTCGAGGATTGGACGACCCTCCTCACCGACTTCATGGCGGTGGAGCGCTACAACAATGATCCTTCTTCTCGATGGGGTAAGGATGATCCTGTTAATTCTGGTTTTCGCGGGCTTCTGTTGGGGGATACTCCAATCTTTTTCGACCTCAACTGCCCCCAAGGAACCGCCTA